GTAAACTATGGACCCTGTATCTTTGGTAGCAATGGCGTCTACTACGTTCAAGGGCGTACAGATACTTGTATCCAAAGGCGCTGAAATTGAACACGTAGCTCAAAAGCTAGGACACTGGTACGGGCTGGTGTCTGACATAAAGGAAGCTGAGAAAGAAGCAGAAAACCCACCGTTGTTTAAAAAGATGTTCGACGGTGGATCAGTAGAGGAACAGGCGCTCAACGCTGTTATAGCTAAGAAGAAGATAGAAGAACAAGAAAAGCAAGTAAGAGAATTAATTACTTGGGCTTACGGAGTTGAGACTTACAAAGAAATGATGCAGATGCGTCGCGACATAAGAGCAAAACGTGAACGCATGATCTACAAACAAAGACGCAGGCAAAGAAGAATGTTAGACGTATCAGCAATCATTATGGGACTGCTGGTTTCTGGCGGAGTTATCTGGACTACCGCAAATATTATACAGGGGTTGAGTAATGGATGAGTCCGCAAAACAAGTTGTTGATGTAATGAGCGTAGGAACTATGTTAGGAACATTAGGTTCTATTTTACCACCTATATCTGCCTTGTTCACTATTGTATGGGTAGGCATTAGGATATGGGAAACAGACACGGTACAGAGTTTCCGTAAGAAGGACAAAGAATAATATGTGGACTGCACTCATAAGCCCTATTGCTGGACTCGCTAAAAACTGGATTAACAACAGGCACGAGCAGTCACAAGCAAAGCACGTAGCAAAAATGGAAGTCATCAAGAACACTGCTACGTGGGAACAAGAGATGGCGGCGGCTAGTGCAACCTCGTGGAAAGACGAGTGGTTTACTGTGGTCCTGTCGTTACCTCTGTTAGCCGTATGTTACGGAGTCGCTATGGATGACTTGAGTATTATGCAACGAGTAGGTATGGCGTTCACTGAGCTAGACAAGCTACCTGATTACTACCAGTACTTGCTCTATGTAGCCGTTACTGCCAGCTTTGGCATACGTGGTGCTGACAAGTTGATGCAACTAAAGAGCGGTAAGTAAACGTGGACGAAGATTTTTTAGATAATCCTTTTACAAAGGCAGGAGAAGGAGGTTGTTCTCAAGGAACTGCTCCTGTTTTTGTTGATGGAAGTTATTATGGTTGTGCTAGCTTTAGCACCTTTTCTAATTATTATAACCCTGATGATAATATTACTAAAGGACCAGTAATTAGAATTAACTCCTTTGAAGATATTTATGGAGCATTACCTGAAGGTGCTGTTAATTGGGAAGTTGGAGATTTAGACGAAGACGGTTTAAACGAAGTTTATGCTGTAGATGAAAACGGTGATCCCCATACTGTTTTTGGTGGAGTTTTAGAAAATGTTACTCAAACACCCTACGATGATTGGTTAGAGCAGTATGGTCAAACTGACGGTACTACTGATACAGAAGAGACAGAAGAATCTGTTATACAAGAGTACTACGAAGTATTTGGCGAAGAGCTTGTTAATGATGTTATTAACAAAACAGGGGATCTTATAGAAACAGCTAAAGCTTCTACTGAAGATCCTTTAGGCGCTATAAAAAATATACTTGATAACGTACTTCCTGCGGCTAAAGACTGCCCAAGCTGGACAGATCCGTGCACTAGTGCTAGTGGTGGTGGCACAGTAGCTGGCGGCGGTAACCCTTGCTGGAAAGACTGCGTAGAAGTTGGTTTAATTTTTGGTATTCCCGGTTTACCTATGCCTCCCGGTTTTATGGGAAAAACAGTAAGGGATCTTGATAACGCAGTTAAAGCAATTGGAAAAGACATAGAGGATTTTCTTGAAGACCCTTCTGGAATTTTTGATGAAATTGGAAAAGCAGTTGAGGCTGTAGGAAAAACAATAGATGACTTTATTGAAGATCCTTTTGGAACTCTTGAAGGAATCATCGACGACATAAAAGATCAAATTAAAGATATTTTTGCTCCGGGTGCTGATCCTCAAGGCATCTACGATTGGATGAAGGGCATTTTGGGCAATGTTGTTAGTGGTGTTGTTTGGAACACAATTGGCGATACCATTGACGAATTGTTTGTTGGCGGTGACGATGACGATTCACAAACTACAATAGATTGCACTAAGTTAGACGAATTTAACGCTAACAAAGATTATTGTTTAGACCAAGGGTTTGTAAACTGCGACGAATTAACATCTCAAACCGGTAAGCAATTAACCGGAGGAATAAAACAAGGGCAAGAAAATTGCGAAGAAATACAAGACCCTCAGTGCATAAGAGATGGCATTTGGAACGGAGAAAAATGTGTATGTCCTGATGGAAGCGATAAAGCAGACGAAGACGAACCTTTAGATGGCGATTGTTCTGATGGTGATGCAAAAACCCCACAAGAAATTTGTGAGGACAAGGGCTTAACTTACGATCCTAACAACGAAAACGCCGATGAGGACGGTTGTGTTGACACAGGAGATGACGGTGGTGACGGAAGCACCGACACGACAGACATTAACTGTGATGAGCCTGTTTCTCCTAATCCGTCGTTAACTTACGGTGACAGGTTAAACGCTTATAAAGCCGCCTGTGCTGATTACTGTGATGACGGAAGTGGGACAAAACCAGAAGACCACGTAAACAATAGTTGTTATATGTCTTTAATAGCAGACTGCGAGGACGTTGACGAAAATTCTACCGAAAGAGAAAAAGCTTTTTGTGGTTATCAAAGATGCGGAGAAGACACTGAGAAAAAAGGACAGCTTGTAAAAGACGTAACTACTGACTGTAATGGTTCAACTACTGATCCTGTTAAGGAGTGTACGGACCCTAACGCAACTGGGTCAGACGAAAACGGAAACTGTATTTGCGAAAAGGGCTTTTATCCTTCCAGAGACGGTACAAAGTGTATTCCTGATGGAGGGCCAGAAGGTTTAGACTGTACTGATCCAAATATAACTGACCAAGAAAAAATAAAATGTAACTGGGTTCAGTGTCCCAATGACAGTTCTTTACACCCTCCGGGATCAGACCCAGAAAAAGTCTGTGCAGACGTTGTACCTCCTGAGTGTGAAGATCCACAAACAGATCAAGAATATAAAGACTGTGGGTATGTTCAGTGTGGGTACGGCACAGTTAATGGAGGTCAATGGTTTCCACCAAACACAGACATGGAAGAAGCTTGTGGCGGTCAAAAAGAATGCACTAACGGAGCTACTAATTATCCTGAATGTAATATTTGTCCACGAGGACAACAATTAATAAATAGTCAATGCGAACAAACTATTGAAGAATGTACTAACGGAGCTATAGATCCACCTAATTGTCAACAGTGTCCAAGTGGTCAAGAAATGATTAACGGGCAATGTGCTGAAACTGTTTGTGACAACGGAGCAACAATAGAAAGCGGTTGTCAAGAGTGTCCAAGTGGTCAAGACTTTGATGCAGACGGTAACTGTGGTCCTATTTACGAATGTAATGATCCTAACGCTACTGTACAACAAGGTGGTTTAACTCCGGGTGCTTGCGGTCCTTGTAAAGAAGGTTACGTATTTGACGGTGCTGTAGAGCGTTGTGTACAAGAGTCTGTTGATCCTTGTGATGACCCAGCGTATGCGGCGGCTAACCCTACAGAATGTGGTACTCCTCCGCCTGAGTGTAATGATTGTACCTGTGATGAGTATGCGGCGGCTAATCCAGATGAGTGCGGACCAACCCTTCCTCCACCAGAACCACCTAGTGGTGGCACAGTAGTTGGCGGCGGTATGTTTAGTTTTGACGCTACGCCTTTTAATATGCAAAGCGATCCACAACTTTTAGCTAGAGTAGATTTCCCGATTGTAGACTTTTTATCTGAATCTCTAGCAAAACAAACTAAAAATGACTTAATGTCAGGAATGTTGACAGGAAAAATAGTATGACGTATTTAGATATAGTAAACAACGTACTTAGGCGTCTGCGGGAAGACACAGTAACTACTGTCACAACTAACACGTACACTACGATGGTTGGTGACTTTGTTAATGACGCAAAGCAACTCGTAGAAAACGCTTGGGATTGGTCTAATCTTAGGTCTACTCTTACGATTACTACGGCGGCTGATGACTACACGTACTCGCTTACGGGCTACCAAGACCAAGGCAAGATACTTAACATAGTCAACGATACGTCTAACCTTGTGATGGAGTACAAGCCTCAGACTTGGTTTGACGAT